CCAGCTATGCCAACAGAGGTGAGCATTGGGTGCGCGGCCACTACAGCCGGGACGGCGGGGGCGAGTATGGCGGCGGCTACAACCCCCGCAGGAACGCACAGGGCCGTTACAGCCGGGACGACGGACGTACCGCCATGATGGAGCACCTGGAGGCGGCGCTGGACAGCGCCAGTGAGCAGGACCGGGAAAACATCAAGCGCTTTATGCGCCAAATGGATAAGGAGTAACGCATTTAAGCGAACATCTTTACCTGGAAAACCGGCCAGCTTCCCCATATGGCGTGATAACAGATCAGCGACAGAAAGCCCTTGCCCGCTCGGACGCGCCAACGTCTGGGCGGGTGTTCTTTTTGCCCTGGATCATCCTGCACCCCACTTTCCCGCCGTCTGCCGGTCTATCCAAGATTGCAGCCCGGATACGCTGATCGGTACCCGCCTAAACGTGAGCGGTTTTCCACCATTTTTTACACCACACAACCATTCAAAAACTAACAAATTCCGGCATGTATGGTTTTCAAATAAAAAATGGAAAAGCCATCAAACCCATTGAAATAAAAGAGTTTGATGGCTTTTTAAAATTAGAAAACCCAAAAAGGAAAAACACGCCTAGAAGAAACTATGTCCGCAGGCTGTAATATTTAAACACGTTGCGGTGCAACGGATTAGATCATTTGCTAAATTGCCTTTACACCACAATTTCCACCAGGATCACCACAAGACGTATTATCAAGTCTTCCCATCCAGCTGTGAAGCGTGTCGTTATCCCGGTGGGTGTAGATGTTGGCAGTTACCTGAATGTCGGAGTGTCCCATGAGTTCCTTTGCTACGTTGATAGGAACCCCGGCCCGCTGGAGGTCTGTACAAAATGTGTGCCGCAGGCAGTAAGGCGTCAGATCTTTAGCCACCACCGGCTCCAAGATTTTATTGCGGCTGGTTTTTGCTCCCATGTAAATATTCATATCCCAAATGAACCGCAGCCACATTCGGCGCAAACCGGCCTCATCCCGTACCCGGCCTGTGCGGGTGGGAAACACCAGGCTGAATGGCGACTTCTGGGCGGCGCGAAGACGAGGCAGCAGTGCCGCGTGAATGGGGATGTCTCGGACGCCGGAGGCCGTCTTTGTCCCCTTGATCCGGCGGGATCCGGCCTCCCTGGCGGCGTTCACATGAATCTCGTTGTGCTCAAAATCCACGTCGGACCACATCAGCGCGGCGGTCTCCCCCGGGCGCATTCCAGTGTACAGCATGGTCAGAACCCAAAGGCCCGCGCGATGATTCTCGGCCACCGCCAGAATTGCCGCCCGCTCCTCCTCGGTAATAGACCTGCGCTTCCCCTCGGTATAGGACGGCAGCTCCAGCAGCTCGGCAGGATCATAGGGTATGATCCTGGACTGGCGGGCCCGCTTAAACATCTCCGCCATAACCATTTTCAGCTTTTTCACATGAGACGCGGACATGCCCGCCTGATCATTCATGATCCGCTGGAGATGTACATCTCGCACATCCCGGAGGCGCATCGTTCCAATCCTGGGCTTTATGTACCCCAGGTACTTTTCGTCGTACATCCGCAGGGATTTGGCGGTAAGTCCCTTCGGCTCCTTGTACGTGGCCTTCCACTCTCGGTACCAGGCGTCCACCGTCATCGACCCGCCAATGGTGTCCGCACCGCGCTTGGCCGCCGCCAGCTTCTCCGCCAGCTTTTGCAGGGCCTCCAGCTCGGTCTTTCCCGTGGCCTCGTACTTCTTGCCGTTGTACCGGGCGGTCTTCCGTATGTACTTGTATTCCATGCTTGCTTTTTCCTCCCATTGTGATATAATGAGAGGGCAGACGGCCTGGTAAGCTTCTGCCCTCATTTCTCCGTTCGGTGTTGGCGCACCGAGCGGGGATTTTTTATGCAAATAGTTTCGCTATTTAATAACACTTGTCACAAGCTGAATAGCCTTTTTGTATTGCGTCTTCACGAGTAACCAAGCGGGGATTTTCCATCCCACTGCAAGAGGAACTACTGTGATACCTTTTCCCCGCATCAGATATCCATACATTTCCGCTTGCACCAGAAGACTGGTGACCATTTGCTGCGGATGGAATAGGCGTTGGCTCAACAGCATAAAAATTGTATGTTTCTTTCCCGTCTACAGCGGTCAGATAATGGTTTCCGCTGTTGTCTTGTAAATATACTGTAGCCGTTTGGCCCATTTTTTCGAACAGCCCTTTAGACGTTTCGGAAAAATCAGAACGAATATCATCCCAATTCTCTGGAGCCGTGGAGAGGTCTGCGCCGCTCAGAGCGGGCAAGGTAACAGTAAATTTAAATCCCTGGACTTCAACGATTTCATATCCACAGCTGATTAAATAGTTTTTACCCGTTTCTCTTGCTGTTTTGTTCTCTGTGGTCTGTTCCTCTCCAATGATTGTAACCCCATCTGTTCTTTGGATTGAAGAAGGTGTTGGATCCGGGTCCTCATACTCTCTGAATACCAAAAACCAAATAAAAAACGCCAAAAGCAAAACAAGCGGAACCGCAATGATCTTTATCAAACACCCGCTGCATCCTGGCCTATTCTCAGGTTCTGATCCTTTGGCCGTTTCTTCCACATAGGAAAGCCCCGTTCCTGGAGCAGATAAAGTTGTTCGTGTGGTCCCTCTGGCCGTTTTCGTAACTCGATAGCCTTTTGTCCCCCAGCTGTACCCAACGCCGGATTTGCTGACGTTGGCCCGAAATCCGAGCGGGAGTTTAATGCTTTTTCGAAAGCGAAAACCCATGTTTCGCCCTTCTCTCTATAAAAATTTCAAGTTTTATCATTGCAGAAAGGAAGATATCTTCCATGCAACCAATATTTTCCGGGGTTGACGGGTAAAATTTACGGTTTTATAATTCGTTCTTAGGATGGCCATCTAAAACTAAATAGGTGGTGCTTTTATGGAAACCAAGAACGAAACGTACAAGCTGAGCCCCGATCTGCGTGAGCAGATGACCCAAGCGGTTATAAAAATCCTTCAGGAGGTTAATGATCAAAAGTTGCAAGATATATACATCTTTGTCATTAACATCCAATAAGCGGATTTATGAGCCGACCCGTCAGGGGTCGGCTTTTTTTAGTTCCTCCGCCAGCTCCAGGGCCTTGCGCTCCAGCAGCTTCCATTCCTCCATTGTCATGCGGGAGAGCACAGAGATGAACCGCCGGCGGAAATCCGGCTCATCCCGCAGGATGCTGCCCATAAAATTGGTGATCTCATCATGGCGGGATCTGGGAATAAACATCTCGCCTTCCCCGGTGCGCAGCCAGGTCTCGTTTACATGGAATTCACGAACGATCAAAGCGACAACGGCGTCAATTGGTTCGTTTCGGCCAACCTCATAATTTGCAAGTGTTCCTCTTCCGATGTTTAAACGCTCAGAAAACTCCTGCTGAGTAAGACCAAGGGCTTTTCTAAGTTTTTTTATTCGCTCATTCAATAAGCTTCACCTCCCTGGATGTTTTGATAATAGCATAACAGGAAAGGCATGTCAAGACAAAAATGTTTCGATGAAGCAAAAAGGTACTTGACAAATGCTCCAATGTGAGATATTATAGTCACATCGAAGCAACCAACTTGAATTATCCATACTCAGAAAGGAGGTGGGCGAGTGAAGCGCCTGGGCGGTGGCGTTCCTGATTGGGCTTGGTATGTTACGTGGGGGATCATGCTGATGGCGATCATCATTCAGATCATAGGTATTGCAGGGCTATTGAGACGATAGCGGTTATCAGCGCGGCAACTGCAATAACCGTTGTGATGATATAGCGGATCCACTCCACGAGTTTTTCATGCAGTTGGTCTTGTCTGACCTCAAAATAGCATCTTCCTTTGTCCGTGAGTTCGATGGAAGACGGGGCGTTGTAATACCGATTGAGTTTTATATAGCCCATGGATTCCAGGATGTATGCAGTTTGATCTGCGCTGAGATGGTGAGGAAAGCCATGCAGGTACAAATCAGGAACAATAAGAGGCCAGGATTCGTTCTGCTCAGCGTAATAGTCGCAGATAATCCGCATAACTCTGTGGCGTTCACGCCGTGAAATGGTTCTCACGTTGGATCACTCCTTTACCTTTCTCAAATTATAGGGCCGGGGACGGGACGTGTCAAGGCAGGCGGCGGGGATCAGCGAAGCAAGGAAAGGAGGTGGGCGAGTGAAGCTCAAAGAAGTGACGATCAGAGAGGACGATGATATCGCCGTGGTCATAAACGATGGCGGCCAAGACGCAAGAATATATGTGTTTCAATCTGGTGTGCGAATTACGGCGCCGGTTTGGGACGAGACGCAGTGGGGCGAGTACATAAAATGCCGCACGTCAGGTCAATGCTCAGGACCTGGGCTGACAGAAAAGGAAAAGGAACCTCCGTTTTTCACAGCTGTGACAGAAACGGATTGCTCTGGGTGATACAAATTTGTAAGCGTGAAGGAATACCAATCACCATTTGGAGTTGGGTCATATCCTTCCGCGTATCGCCAAGGACCGCCAGGGAGAGCTGCAATGAACGATATTAGGCCGTGATAAAGAGCCAGACTTTCGTTTTTAACAGCATTCATGCTGGGGATGTAAAAGGTATCCATAGACATAAATATCCATCCTTTTTTCAACGAAATGGCAGCTTACTTTGGGTCAAATTATAGAAGGGAGGCGGGAAATTGTCAACGACACAAAGAAATATGCCCGCGCCAAGCGGGAGGGAAAGGAGGTGGGCCATGACGCGCGAAGAAATTAGAGGAGCGCTCGAAAAGCAGTTGCAGCTACTCTCCGAGCGCTCCGAGGAAGTGTGTTGTGATGCCGCAGAGTTGTCTCGGCTAAGCTCTGCAATGCTCGAAATCGCTACAGTTCTTCTCTCTGCTTCGTAAACCAGCCGGTTTTGCTCTTTTGCGCTTTATCCTTTTTGATTTCAATATGCGCTTTATGGTACATTGTGTAAATTTCGGATGGGGTTTTGCCGGATAAATCCTGATTTTGAATGTACAGCATTGCAATGGCTTCTTCAGCAGAGTTAGGGAAACTTGTAAACGAAACTTCAGCCACTTGTTCTTCACCTCCCTTCCCGGCTCAAATTATAGGGCCGGGGACGGGACGTGTCAAGGCGGGCGGCGGGGATGGGACAACACAAAACAGGGGGAGAGAATATGGGAAAACCGTACCGAGTGTGCCGGTTTTGCGGGGCTCATCTGGACGCCGGGGAAATTTGTGAGTGCAGAATTGGAGGTGATCGTATGACAGAGGATGAGAAGACGTTGCTCAAGAGCATTTCCGAGGCGGCGGACATTATGCCCAAGGAAAAGCAGGAGTACCTGATTGGCTACGCCAATGGCGTGCGCGATCTGGCGGCGGCGTGGGGCTTCGAGGCTCAATCTAACGCGTAGCTGGGAGGTGGTTGTATGGGAAGCATTTATTCTGCGATTTCGGAGAAACGAAAAATTCTCCGGGATATATATGGCGGGATGATGACGCTGACCGATGTCGCCAAAGAGCTGGGCATAAATCGGGATCTGGCCCGGACATGGGTTCGAGAGCTCGGCATGGGGTGCAAAATCGGAAGGCGGGTTTACTATGAGACTGATGAAATCGCCCGGGCAATTGTGCAGGCCCGGGGTATGT